GACTCAGCTCCAATTGCTCGGGCAAAGTCTTTTAAAAAATCATGCTCTGCAAAGAGGTGCATGTAGGTATCGCGTACCAAGGTGGAGAGGTAAGTCATATCTGTAGCTCGACACAAGACACTATCGTGTATCAAACTTATTGGTGCATCAAATCTTGTAGCAGACAAATGTAGCAAACTTGCATCTAATGAATGTATTAGGTTTGGTGCAGTTGCGTTCTTGTGATGTAAGAGATCAACTCCTTTATCTTTATCTGGCAAACCAACTCGTAAATTAGTAGTACCAAATAGCTGCATCTTTACACGTTTCCAATCTTGTTTCATTAATTTTTGAGTTACTCTAAAACCAGAAGGTGTAACCCAAATTAATTGCTGCGCTCCATTCTTAATAGCTTTACTTACTTCTTTTTCTATCCATCGCATTACTTTCATCGGTCCCGGGACAACAACTTCCATTGCGTTCCTGACCGCTTGAACTATTTGAGTTAGTTCTTCTTTCTCTACCTCTATGTCTATATCTTTAAATGCATCTCTTATATACTGCCTATTGCTGAAGGGTTTAGCATTGTAGGGTATTGTCATCACACACCTTTTGGTTTTTTTCCTATCCCAGTAAGGGCGTAGTCTTTCAGGTATATGAGGACGACTTTCATCAGCTATAACTTGGTATGCATCTTGAGGTTTATCGCTTGGTATTACATTGACCAAACGTGCTGTGGACTTATCCCTAGCTAGACCAGCCAGTATCTGTAGACCTGAACATGTAGCATCAGTTGCCACGGGTAAACCTGTAGTTTTCTTACCAGCCATGACCACTGCGTGGTACTCATGACATGCAGCTAAAAACTGCCAAGGTTCATCAGCTGCTTCCCAATCTCCAATATTATTTACTGGATCTGTAGCAACTCTAATGATTAATAGTATGTTTTCACGTTTACCTACCCAAGCTAAACGCTCCTCCATAGTCGCTTTATCAAGACCATAAGTAGTAGCTACTTGAAAAGCTAACCACTTCATCCCGTCTTCAGTTATCTCTGCTTCCTCACTAAACCTCAGTAAACTTTTACCAAAGTCTGTGTCTTGAGGAGTTAAGAAACTAGGTATAGGGTAAGCTCGTCCGCGATAATCAAAACTCCAAGGAATATAGTAGTCCTTACCTTCAAACTCTCTGACAACATTCATTGTCATTCTAGTTCTACAGGAAATTCTCCATTCGTTAGCGTTTTTGTTATGGGATATTGCAGCATCTTTCTTCCATTGCTTTTTACTTTCTTTATTAGTATCAAAGTCAGCTGGTTTAGGAGGTATTGGATGATTAATAACAGGACGAAACTTTCCTACTTCAATTTCTCTTTCTTCTAACTCTTTAGCTACTCCAACTACGAAGTCACTAAGTCTGTATTTAACCTTTTGTATTTGGTTTAAAAATTGATAAGTTGTTTTCCCCTGTATAGGTAACACTTCACCCCTTCTTACCATTTCATGGCAATTTGTAAGTTGATTTAAGTAGTATCCTCCATCATGTACATTAGTCCAATCTCTTGGTTCGATAAGCATTGGTTTAGTTAATGGACTAAACAACTCTGTAATTCTTACTATCTCTTCTTTATGCTTATTAAATTCATCTGTTGTTATTACATAAGCATCTGATTTATTGTTGATTGTTTTCTCAACACTTTCAAACCAACCAGATGAAACAGCTAAACAATTTAATAAATAACCTCCTAACTTAACTTTCCATGCTGTAGCCCAAGGTTTCCATGGGATAATATCATGTTTGTTCATGATAGTTTGCATAGATTTACGCTTGTATTCTGTCCCCTTAGCTTGATGCCAATAAGTTTCTTTTAGTGCAGCAAATAATGGTGGTGCTATTTTTTCGTAGTACTGCATTTGACATTCAGCTTCAATAGCACTACCAATTGACTCAGTAATACTAATTACTAATTGATTTTTTCTTCTTGGAGAAAATAATTTATCAAATGTAAGCTTGGCTGCAATAACAGCTTGCGATTCAGTATCTAATGCTAGTAGGTATGGCATTAATGCAATTTGACTGCCAACACCTTTAGTTTTTATAGCTTCTACACGTTCTTGTTTTCTTTTATCTATGTATTCAATAAATGTGGGCAATAATGTAGCAATGGAAGCAGAACCATAAACAGTAGCGGATGCGTATTCTTTTTTCTCTAAGTGAAGGGTATCCTTCCTTAATTTTTCTAATCCGCCCTTTATTTGATTACGTTCTAATGTCTCCTGCTGCTCAATTTCAGCACGTAAAGGCATGTATTTTGTTCTATGGATTTATTGTACGGATTTATGCGAAGGTGTATAGATTAAACACCGTTGCAAATAAAAGGATCTCAGCATTTCTACCAAGATCCGATACCATTCTGAATTTTATGTTATGCGGTTTTTAAGTCCGGCGCGTCTACCAATTCCGCCACACTCCCAAGGCTTTTCAGCGAATTTAGTATAACAGACACGCTTAACATATCTCATAAAATCCAGTAAATGGAAACATTGTAGTATCTACGGATTCGATGGAACTTATCAAAATTCCAGCTTATTCATAGATTTTCTTTTACCATCATCAGTTGGTTTGGCATAGACCAAAGTTGTCTGAAGATGTTTGTGACCTAATATGCTCATTAGATCAATGGGTGGGCATCCCTGAGCAAGTTGCCAAGTAGCAAAACTATGTCTTAAACAGTGAAATACATAAGCTCCAGTATCTGGGAAGTTCATGTGAGTATGTAGTAATCGTCCGAATTGATAGCGAACTGCATCAGCATTTGCCCAATCGTTACCGAATACTTTTACCCCGGGAAAACCCTTTGCTGGTTTACCTTCGCACCGCTTGATGAGTGTGGACATTAGCTGTGGGTGTATTGGTACACACCTAGCTTCTTCATTCTTGGTCATTTCTACATTGATAACGCCAAGATTAAAGTCCACCGCCCATGCGGGAAGTTTAAGTAATTCACTTAATCGCATACCAGTTAATGATGCTGCGAGTATTAAGTCATGTAAGTCTTCTCTACACATATAGTCCTTGGATATGCGAAGCATGTCCTTGACTTCTGCTTTAGTAAAATACTTACGAACAGTTTTGTCCCGTTCCTTTCTACGTTTAAAAGGAGTAGGAAGATCAAAGGTAATAACTTCATCCTCTTTACAGTATTTAAGTACTGTTGAGACTGCTGATATAAACCTATTGATAGTGGCATTCTTTTTACCTTCTTCTTCAAGTGATGTACATATATCCGTCATTAGACCTTTCGAGATCCGATGAGCTGGAAATGTACGTCCCTGATATCTAGTAAAGTATCCAGAATATAGGATTGCAGACTCTCGTCCTCCTCCATTACGCCACGTTTCGAGATTGCGGAGCGTGTAATCTAAACACTCTCCCCAAGTAATAGCTTTAGCCATAGAGTTGTTCCTTGAGAGTATCTACCAGTTGCTTACCTTGTTTAGTAAGGACGAGTTGATACCTCCTCAGATTAGAAGGATCTCGTTCCTTGCTAATCAGTTTCAGCCCCGGTTTGTTTTTATAACGATGTATCTCTGCTAAGTAGTCAGTGTTCCTGCTACCAGCAGCATTCGAGTAACCCAATGCAGCTTCCATCGCTTGCTTATGACATCCGTCATGTGATGCGATGTATAAAAAAGTTAGTTGTAGTTGCAATGGCATTTCAGGATCGAAGATCATAAATGTCTTTAAACATTTAAAGAGCTTCTCCATCTGACTATCCGTCAGTTGATCCTTCCACGGGTCTGTCGCTCGTTCCATCGTCCTTGGGTGGTGGTTGGATTTGTCCTTTGGGACAAGTGTACTGTATCACAAATCTACCGACATGTATATCAAAGTCGCAAAACTTTTCTTCATCCATGCCTAAATAGAAATCACCTTTTGAGAAAAGTTCCATGTAAGAATAAACTTTGTTAAAGAATAGTAACAGTAATAAGTAAATATGCCTACGTTAATATTTTACGCTGCTTGTTGCTTTATGATTTGTCTTTCTATAACTAGAGTGTCGTCTTCCAATTGTTGTTGCATTATGTTAAGCAATTCTGACATATGAGGACTTTGGTATATCTCGTTACTTAATTTATGTAACCTTTTATTAAATGTTTTAATGTTCATTTGTTGTTGAAATCGATAGGTAAATCTGAAGGTTTAAGGTGGTACATTCCTTCCATAGTGCATAGGTAGATTTCTTTGTTTTCTTTAATGCATCTACTAATACGTTTCTTTGTGTAATATTCTGTGCTGTAAAAGAATTCTTCTACTTTTCCGTCCTTGTCCTTGGTTCTAACCAATGCATAAACAGAATCAGGTATTACATAGCCATAAATCTTCCAGTCTTCTAACTGTTCATATGGCATTGACATAAAAAACTTGGATGGTGTGTCCTTGATTGCTCGCCAATTATTGGGAAAGTATTTTTTTCTCATGTGATTCTCCTTACGTCTATGAGGTTGTATTTACGGGTTTTAGTCCAATCCAATGCTTCATAAGCAGCATCTTCATCGCTATCGGCTTTTATAAAAAACCAATGCTTATCCTCGTCTGGTAGACGATAGATAACTTGATAAGTAATCATGGCGAGCCTGATGAGTGTGGTGAAATACCTGTCCATTTCTGGGGGTTTACTGACTGTCAGGCATAGTCTTAATGTTTATATTTCTTTGGCGTAATCAACTTTCTTTTTGTCGTGTATTGAATCAACTCTGCCAATCTTCCCAAAGGTCAACGCCATTTGTTTTGCATGTTCCTCGTCCTTGGCATCAAATCTGTAGTAATTAAATACAGTTTTGCTAGTCCTTACTTCATAGGTAGTCATAACAACTCCTGTAGTTCCTCAATCTCTTCGGGTGATAGAGGGTGAGTAAGTATGCTGTCATTAGCTCTATCTAGTGCGTCATAAAGAAGAACGTCTAAATTACTTGCTTGATCAGCATTTAACAGTGCGTTTATATGTCGCATTGGTGTATCTCCGGTAATTGTGGCTCAGGTCTGAAAGCATGCTCAATAATTTCATATTTAAGTGCTTTATCTTTCATTACTTCAAGAGTCTTGACGATATCTTGGAATGATGTTGTGTCATCTATGTCAGGGTCATAGCAATTAGCTATGTCATAGACCTTGTTAATTAGAGCTGTGTCGGTCATTAGCATTTGCACCTGTTTTTAATTGCATTTCTGAGTACAGAAAGTGGTAGGTTTTCGAGATTAAGTTCTCCATCATCAGTAATGATGTGTAAGCACTTGTATTTCTCGTGATAGAAAGCACTACAGTCCTTGAGAAAATAAGTATGCGTGATGTCTGGATTTAACATTTGTCAGTAAAGCCCCGCTCATTGCGTGGGCAATTGCTAGTGGCGGAGTCGAACCGCCCTTGAGCCGTCTAGCTTTTGTCTTCTTCCTTGTCAGTAAATAAAAGTGTTACTGAATCAGTAGTGGAAAACTCATCTGCTGTTTCCCATTCCCATGGGCAATCGTTATCAAGCAGCCACTCAAATAGTTTTGATCTGTTCATGGTTAAATAGTCCTCGCTCATTGCGAGGTAAGTGGACGTAG